TCGCTTGCCGTCTGTATTTCGGTGCAAATACGATATGATATTTGCATCTCCACTTTGAATGTGATAGACTATTGATGTCATTCATGACTGAACCTCCTTTGTTCGATAGTGCGGTTGGCAGACCACTTCTATCTTACCATTGGAGGTTCTCTTTCTGCTATAAGCTTTTATCCCCCCAGCTCAGCTGGGGGTTCTTTTGCCCTAAAGGTCAAAATAGAAAAAGACGACATGTCGAAACATGTCGTCTTTTCTGGTACGCCCGACACGATTCGAACGTGCGACCTACAGAGTCGGAGTCTGTCACTCTATCCAGCTGAGCTACGAGCGCATATTCATTTAGCCAATTGATTATATCAAAGGTTCCCATTTTTGTAAAGAGAAAAAAATCGACACTCTTGTGTTTCCATTCGATTTGTGATACCATAATCAAAATGTCCAAATTGGCAGAGGAGACGTTGATTATGGCTGATTTTAAGAAATTCCGATCTTCTATGGGCGGCTTCAACCGCGCGGATGTATCGAATTATATTGAGGCTCTCTGCGCAGAACACGCCCGGAAAGAGAAACAGCTGCAGGAAGATGCCGCTGCTTTATCCGCCCAAATCAGGGAACTGGAAGCAGAGCTGGCTGCCAAAACTGACAAGCTGAACACCGCTGAGGAAAAGCTGACCGAAACAGAAACTGCCCTGGCCTCCACTGAATCCGCCCTGGAAGAGGCGCTGGTCATGGTAGATGAGCAGCAGGCGCTGCGGGCTGCCGAGATCGAACAGGCCCGGCAGGAAGAAACGGCCCGCTATGCTACCCTGGAGCTGGAAGCTTACCGCCGCGCTGAAGCCACCGAGCGAATGGCGCAGGATCGCTCCACCAAAATTCGGCAGCAGCTCAATGAACTGCTGGATCAGGTTTCCGCCCGATATGAGCAGACCGGCACGGAGATCGAAGCCCTCACCGAGGATATCCGCGCCAATATGAAGCGCTTGCAGGATGCCCTGTCCGATCTGGAGCTGATCTTTGATGAAACTACCGGAAAATTTGACACCATGGATGCCGATTTTCCCGAAGAAGAAGCAGACGTATGATCCCAAGCCCCGCCGTTGGCGGGGCTTTTTATATCCCTTAAAAATACAGATCTGCCGCCAGATTTCCATAGGTGTACCAACACACCGCTTTTTTCATCAGTTCTTCCGGCACACCGAAATACTCCGCCAGATCCCAGATGGTGCAGCAGCCCTCTGCCACGGCTTCATCCAGTTCCTCTTCCGTGACTACAGCGCAGACGGCCCATTTATCCGCCTTATTTTCATGGCGCTGGCGGCAGTCGAAATCGGAGTATCGGTTATAAAACGCGCCGGTGAGGCAGTGGCCCAGTTCATGTGCCAGTTTCGCTCGTTCGTCCGGCTCTCCTTTCAGTTTCCCCGGATCGATCGCAATATGGCAATCTCCGCAGCTGTCCATCACAGACAGGGCTTCCCGCACCTGCAGCGGAAAGAGATCTACCGAAATATTCTGTTGTTCTGCGATTCGGTAGAACTCCTGCAGTGCTCTCATTGTCGTTCTTTTTTCCTTTCCCGAACAAATTCGGCATAGCGCAGCACATCAGCCAGATCTTCATCGCTGACGTCGGCGCAGTCGCCCCAGAGGGCAAACTTCAATTCTTCATTGCTGATTTCACGTCCGCCGGCTTCGGCGGGCGTTTTTTCCTGCTCCAGTCCCAGCAGATAGTCGGTGGAGACCTGAAAGAAATCCGCGATCTTCACCAGCAGCTCCTGCTTCGGCGCTGTTGCGTTGTTCTTCCAGACTGTCACACTGGCGCGGTTAAACCCGATTTTCGCAGCCGCGCCGCTGGGCGTCAGTCCTTTTTCCGCGCAAAGCGCGCAAAATACATCGTAAAACATGGTTGGCACCCTTTCCCTGATCCATTAGAGGCGTTTATAGGTTTAAGCAAAAGGGCTTGACATGTTTATGATTATAAGCTATAATGTCTCCACGGTGTTGATATTCATAAACACATTCGCCGTTCACTTCTCTTACAGCATACCACATAAGTTTATAAATATCAACATCTTTTTCAGAAATCAGGATATTTTTTCCGCAGTAAGCATACCGGAAAATATGTCCTGCTAATCGTACATAGCTCAGGCAGAAAGGAGCGATCACATTGCCTCGATATTCCTACGGAACCACCGTCCGTGCCAGACTCTACCGACTGCACAAGACCCAGCGGCAGCTGGCATCCGTTTTGGGCTATTCGCCCTCGTATATTTCCATGGTGCTTTCCGGCAAATACCCATCTGAGGAACTGCGCCGGAAAATAGATGTACAGCTGAAACGATGGGAGGAAGCATGAACCACATTCCTGAACCTTCCCTGCTGCCGCGGGAATACCCGCCGTCTGTTCTGCGCTGCTGCCTGTGCCACCATCCGGTGCCGGAAGCGCTGGACCTGCTTTACGGCCCGATCTGCCGTTCCTGTCTGAGACAAGTCACCGACCAGCAGACCATGGACGAACTGTCAGCCCTGCTCTGCGCCGCCATTGTGTGCAGCGATACGCCCGAAAAGGAGGATAACCTATGATACCCAAACCCATGACCGACCCCTGTATCCACTGCGAAAAGCAGAAGGCCTGCATTTCTGCGGATACCTACAAATGTCCCACCTTTCACACTGCCTTCGTTCAGGCGTGGGATGAAACTGTGGCATTTTTGAAACAGCAGCTGCTTGGTAAAAAGGAGGATTGAGTATGGAAGCCATCAGCCGTGAAAAACACTTTCGCGGAAATCGTGAATTTGCCAAACTCTGCCGCGACTACGGTTTTGCGGCAGTCCGGTGTGTCAAAGGACAGTTGGACTGCTGCGAACTTCCCGGTCTGTCTGTGACGGTACGCCGCACAGAGCGGCTGCGGTTGGATCGCGCCATGGCAGATGCCATCCGGGAAGCCGACGATCAGCTGCCCATTCTGGTTCACAGAACCAGCCGCCAGCCATGGCGGATCACCATGGAGCCGGACACTTTTTTCCGGCTCTACAGGGCTTTTATCCAAATATCCCCGCCCGATCCAGAAAGACCAGCATGCGAACCATATCCCGGCTCAGATCCAGGCCCTGCCCATCGCCCTGGAGAATCTGCCGATCCACCAGTTTTTTGACTGTTTCCTGTGCCCACACAGGCAACTCTTCCACTGATTTGTATCGTACAATCATCTGTTTGAATTCCTCCCATTGTCCGGCATCCGTCAGCGGTGCCGGACATTTTTTGCCTGTCACATCGTAATGGCGCAGAACATTTTCTATGGTCACATGGTATCGCTCCATTAGCTCCCGCACCAGCGCCGCGGCGTTTTCCAGTGTTTCACTTCGGAAGCCATACTCCCCATCGGCGTTTTTGATGCTGCAAAGCTCCACGCCGATGGAGTTGCTGTTTCTGCATGCCGGATGGAAATACACACTTCCGCCGCAGTGCCATGCCACACAGTCTTCCGGCACACTCAAGACCGCATTCCTTTCGTCCACAAACCAGTGAGCCGATGCGCCCACATGGTTTGCCTCAAAGTATCTGCCGTTGTCCTCTGCTGTATCACCGTTCCCCGCCGTGTAGTGCACCACAATATATTTGACTTTTCCTGTCCGCTGCCCGCCGTAGTTCGACATGTTGCAGGCGATAGCCAGTTTGTTCAATTTACATCACATCCTCGCAGATTTGCGTCATTGCCACGGGCGGCAGCGCCGCCCGTGGCAATCTTTTACTCCTGCACTTCCGGCAGACCCGCAACACTGGTCAGCAGGCTCAGCAGACCTGCCAGAACTGCGGCAGAACCGACCATCAGCCAGTCCACATCGCCCAGTACGGCAGCTGTTCCGATGGTTGCAACTGCCGTCTGCGCCACAGTTTTTACAGCGCGGATGCCTGCGGCCTTGAGCCAATTTTTCCAATTTTTCATTTTTGCACCTCCAATATTGCTTGTCATTGCGAGGGCGGCAGCGCCGCCCGTGGCAATCCGTTTCTTTACGGCTGGTGGAACTTTTTCAGATCCACAATTTCATGTTGAAGTTCTGTCATCTGACCCTCCAGCTTGAATGTACGCTCGATCAGGTTGTTATGCTTGTCCTGCTTTTTCTCCAGCTCCGACACCCGGTAATCGATCAGCGCCCTGGTCTTTTCCGCCTGCGCGTGGTTGGTGATCAGGCACACCACCAGAGTTACCACCGCCGTAATGGCGGCTGAGATAATCGTTTCCAATTTTCTTTCGCACCTCCAAAACGATTGTCATTGCGAGGCCCCGCATCTTCAGGCGGGGTCTGCCGATGTATTTTCCTCTGTTCATCGGCTGGCCGTCAGGCCGTGGCGGTCCGTTAC